CTTTGTCTGCCATAATCAATTGATTTTAATATTTCTCTCCAAGTGTTCTATAGTAGCCAGGATGATTTCATCCTTCTCTTGTCTACTCTCACAGATGCTTGGAGCTTCCATCTGTAATATTTTTACTTTTCCATATACCCTCTGTCTTATAGACAGAATACAACTATAAAGTTTGTCTATGAATGTATGAATTAATGTCTTCGTTAGCCTCATTACTAAAAAATTTATTATATATTTCTGTTGCTTGTTCTACTTTTCTTTGACCAGAGCGAAGGAACTCTGATGAACAATCAAAGATTCCTAATCTACTGGTGTTCTTGCATATAACAAAAAACACCATTGGCTTACCGAACATTCGTTGATATATATATGCTTGACTATCATAATTATATGTTTTAGCCGAGTACATAAATTTATCGATGTCCGAGCTGGTCTTAATGTCAATAAGATATTCTTTATGGACTATATCAGCTTTGCCTTTCCACCAATTATTCATAATCTGTTCCAGAGCTGGAACTTCAAATTCATTTCCTTCTGCATATATAAAATCATACATCTCTAAATTTCCCTTCATCTTCTCTACTAAATAATTTATATGATCAGCTTCATGTCTTAATAACATAATATCATCTTTAGGACATATCTCTTTATAAGCTTTAGTAGATCGAGAAGCTACATCCACAATTTTGAAATCCTCTACTTTATCAGGCTCAATCATACAAGCATGAAAGTAAGATCCTTCTAACATAGGCTTTGTTCTCTGTTTGGGTACTCTAAATTGTGTAGGATTTTTTAGTAAATATATTATATCAGAGTTTGATAAATATTGTTTGCCATAATCTCCATAATAAAATTCATCATTTTGTAGTTTATCTAAAGCTGTAGCCAGTGGCTCTAATTTAGTCTCTATCATTATTTAATATGTTTACCGAGTTCTTTTTTGACCGTTGTTGTTACCTTATATTTAGTAGAAAGGTTTTTAACAATCTTTTCAAGCCCTAACTCTTTATTAGCAGCCACATAATTTAACACCTTGTCCCAATTATCATCATCTACTTGTAACTCATAGGTTACATTCTTTGGTTGTGCTATTTTTTTTGTAGTTGCATTTATAACATCTTCTCCCACCCACAATGATAATCCTAATCCATGCATAGCCACAGCTTTTGCAGTTGATCTTTGAATTGCAGTATTAACATCCATAGAGGTAATCTTTTCTATTCTAATTGAATTGTTTCTAAAATCCATAATAGGAAGATAATCAATGTGTTCTATATCATTAATTGTAATTCCTACTTTTACATAGGCAGTTCTGCCATCAGTAAAGAAATTTAGACCAGAGGATTGATCCTCATAAACATTTCTTTGTGCATTAGGATATCTTAATTTTACAAATGCCCAAGCATTTGCCCAAGATAAATAATCAAAGTTTCCTTTTTTCTCTACCTTGTCTTTAATGTTGACTTTAGCCAACTCTTCAAAATAATTGTTTTGTTTTGCCATTTGATTTAATTTAATTGATTTAACTTTTGTTTATGTTTAGTGTACTTCACTAAAATATTTTCTCTTCTGTTTTTTAAATTTTGAATATGCTTATCATTCTTTCTCGTGTTAACTTCAGTTTTAATCTTATCCTCAATCAACCCTAATTTAAATAAGCAATTTGATATAGCTAAATTGATTGATCCTTTCTTCCATCCATCTTTATGGAAGATATTATATTCATCTTCATCTAACACCTTATAATAGTCTCCACCTTTATTCATATTAAGCATTTCTATTCTATCTCCAAACCTTTGAATACGAACTCCAGCTCCAATGATCAGATCTCCTTTCTGCATCTGTTGTCGGACCGCATTTGCATCTCCTTTAGCTTGTTCCCATATTTCATCTAATCTATACACTCTCTTTAATTTTTTCAACTAAATGTTTATAGTCGGGATCATCATCTATTAATTGCTTTGCCCTTTCATATCCATGAAGGATAGAACTCATTGGAACATCATAACCATGATCTTCTAAATAAGATTTAATAAAGGTTAGCCTTATTGGTCTTTCCATACATAGCAAATAAAGAATTTGCCTGGCATCCACCTGGTTTCTTCTTTTTGATTTTTCAAACATACTATCCATTTCTAAATGGAATGCCTTTGCTACAGCTTTAGCATATTTTTCGAATATTTCTCTTTTCATTTAAACTCTTTTAATTTTTCGTTTTTACTTTCAATTAATCTGGCTTTAATTACTTCTTCTTCTCTCACAATCTGAACTTTTAACAAAATTAGATAACCGATCAGATCCTTTAATGTATCTTCGGATTTCATTGGCTCATCAAATCCTAATTTTTTAATTCGACTTAACTTGTCATCTATTCGTGCTAAAATTCCTTCTTTAGCAGAAAGTTTGCTAAATATTTGTGGAGGATGGTTGGCAGTATCTCCATAGTTTTTGTTCTTTTCTATTAAGAGCATAACTACATCTCTCCCAACTTCTTTTATTAGTTCTGCAGTATTTTTCATTGTTAGGCGGTTAATAAGATGAATATAAATGTAGCAATTAATCCACAAATAGAGATACAAGCTACCTTATATTTTTCTTCCATTTTGTCAGGAGATCTTCCTTGGTTACTTCTATATTGTCTAAACTTTTTTTTCATTTCTTAATGTTTTTATTATCCGAATGGCTTGTTTAACTTTTTTATCTAAATGATTTTCTAATGCTTCAATTCGGTGTTCTAAAAAATTAATTTTACTTTCATTTCTATCCATTATATTAATTTTATTTTATTGTTAATTTTTAAAAGCAAAGACAACCCAGGAGTTACCATCTGTGGTCTCTTCCAACTCTTCACTAATCCACCACTCATTGTTTTTGTCATTAAAATACTCTATCTCTTGGAGGATCTGATCCTCATCATATTCTTTTGATATAATAACTTCTCCAGTGTCCTTGACACTCCAAAGCTGTGTAAATAATTCTTCTGTTTTATACATAAATAATTAATTTTGTCTTCTACCACCACAAGCCCACACCTTCCTTCCTCTTGCCAGAATGGATTAGAAACTGGTAGTGCTCGGGTTTGGTGTGAGCTATATAGTAGATTAACTAACTAAATTATAACATTCGATCCATTCGATTAAATAAAGTAGTGTGGATCTTCACTATCTTTATTGCTTTTACTCTCTTTATTAAGAGGGAAGAGATCTGATAAAAATTTATCAAACACTTTCTCTTGATATTTTATTAATGTTCTTTGGGGATTTGTTTGTTCTATTATTTTATTTGATTTTGTCATACTCGATTAAATTGTTTTGTTGAATTGCTAAAGTAATTCTTTTATAATTAAATTCCAAATCATTTCATCAATTGTTTCAATTTTTTTCTTCTGATCTCCAATAATCCTCTAAATCATAACTATATAAATAGCCACAATCCTCATCATGATCCCAAAATTCTCCCACCTGGATTTGTCCTGGAAGGAGTTGTTCAAGCTTCTTTAAATCTACTTGTTGCCAATATCCAAACCGAAGAGACAACCCATGATCATTTGGTATAATCTCATAAGAGCCAAACTCTTTTTTTAATTTCTTTAAAGTTTTATATTCTATTCTCATGGTTTTGTAGTTTGATTAATATATCTCTTAAATCTTCTCTATCATCATTCTCATCTAAATATTCATAGAGATGTTTAATTAGAGTGTCCAATTCTTTAGGCCTTGGCATCAATTCCAGGAGTTCTATATCATTGTCTGTTATCTCTATTACTCCACTATCTTCAAGATCATCCCCACACCATCTAACTTTACCACTAATGGATAGCTTGTTAGGTTTAAAGAAATATACAATTAGATATTCTAACCAATCTACATATTCGTAGAATTTTTCTCCCCCATCCCAAGCGAGATAGTCTACTTCCTTATAGCTTTCAACCACCCATTGTAGCCATATAGAAGGTTTACCCTCATAATGTGGAGTGTGTCGTGTTTCATGAAGAATTTTCATTGCTTCTTTTTCTTTGTCTGTGAGTTTTCTATTAAACTCAAATTGTCCTTTAAATTCTGTGTTGTATCCCATAATTATTGTTTTTTCTATTTTATTAAGTTATTAATTAGTTTTGTTGCCTCTTCGCAACCCTCTATCATTTTATTATCTGCATAATCAAATAGTATGTTGTTATGTTCTTCTAACAATGCTACTTTTTTTTGCAAATCATCAAATTCACACCACAAATTAAAATGTTGGGTGTCTTTTTGCTCTATTATCTTTTTAAGATTTTTTTCAATAGTATTTTCCATATTTATTTATTTTCTAATTTTATTAATATATCTCTTAAAGTTTCTTTACCATATTGCTTTTGAATACTACTTATCTGCTCATATAAATGCTCAATTAGTATTTCAATGGAGGGTTTTACATTATGGAAACTGCCTTCATCACACTTTAATTCTGTATCTGTGCTTTTAGCATCGTGCCATATATGAATCATTGAGCATATAGCCTCATCTGTATGCTCTCCTTTATAATAGTAATTATACCAAGTTGTAAACCATTCATCTGCTTTACAATATTCTTTTTTGAAGATCTCATAATCTTCATCACTTGTACCGAACATATAGTTCAATGCTACATAACCTTCTTTGTCTGTTGCTTTATACACTCAAAAATCATCTATTACACGGTGTTCACTTTTAATATACTTTTTCATAATTA